GCGCGGGCTTCGTCAAGGCGGGAATTGCATTCAGCCAGCTTTGCGCGGGCTTCTTCGATCTCGTTCTGCGCCTCGCGGATCTGCTGACCGAGGCTGCGCACTTCGTCGACATTGTCGGAAGCGTCGGAACGCTTGAGAAGATCGTCGATCAACTTCTGCTTGCGGGAAATCAGGTTTGCAAGGAACTTTTTCATGTTGTGTTTACCTCCTGAAATTTTTGAAAATGTTGTTTTTGGCCTTTGCAAGCTCCAAAGCGTTTACGCCCTCCGGCGCTTTGCTGCGCTTCGTCTTTCTCGCGCTCTCCAGCGCGTCGCGGGCGCTCTCCAGCGCGCCGCCTCTTGCATGTATATCTGTGTCGTCGTAAGCGGGGAACGTTACCGCGCTTACTTCGATTACAGCCGCGATTGCGATAATGTGCCGCGTCGGATAATCGCTGTCCACGTCGTCCCAGCGTTCATCCTTCACGGAGAACATAAACGACATTCCGGTTATGTCTCCGCGCTTAACTGCGCTATACAGCGCGCGAGCGTCGGCGTTGTTTTCGATGTCCAGTTCGACGCGAATAACAAGGCCGTCGTCGTCGATGGAAAGTTGCATCGTGTTGACCTTGCTATTTTCGCGAGAGCGCGCAAGGGGGATTCGGTTGATATCGTGATTGACAAGGAAACGAACGTCGGACAGGTCAGCGCCATCAAGCGCGCCGCCTTCGATAATTTCCTTGAACATTCCGCAAATATCCGTTTCGCTGTTGTAAACGATCGGTCTCCCTACGATGACGCCTTTCGTCTGCTCGTCGCCCTCCGCGCGAACTTCGAAAACGTAGTTACGCCGTTCAAGCGTCGGGAGCGACTGTTTCGTCCTGCCCATTGTCCCCGTCTCCTTTCGTCTGTTGGTCTTTAAGCTGATATTGTTCGGCGATCTTGACGTCGACGTAATTCAGCGATTGCATTCGGACGCCGACCAGTTCGGGCAAAGGCTGCATTCCGAAGATACGCCGCTTTTCGTTTTCGTACAGAGTGCCGGACGGCGCAAGCTCGCGCACAAGGTCGAGTTTCTGCGCCGTAGACATGAAGACCAGTTCTTCCGGATAGAATTCGATCGCGTTTTTGTGACCGATCTCAAGCCGGGAGAAAAGCCCCTTCGTGAATGCCTGCGACAGCGCGACGACGAACGGTTCAATTGTCTTCTGATAGAACGCGGCGAGTTGTTCCGGCGTATAATCGCCCGTCAGGATCGGAAGCGATACGCCGAAATGACGAAGGATCTTCCCGTCGATGAATTCAAGCGTATCTTTATCGACAAGTTTCACGTCGCGCGTGATGGGCATATAGTCGCCTTTGATATCCAAAGGCATGAAGCCGGATTCGTTGTTCTGCAAACGGACGGTCAGCGCGTCGATATTGGCCTTCATTGTGCCGTCGTCAAGCATGGTATTGTACTTGACGACGCCGTTCACCGCGTAAGAGCTTTTAACGCCGCGCGTGATGCCCTGCATAAGCGCGTTGTTGAGTTCCAGCGTTTCGAGGATCGCGGCGTTATCCGGAAGGCCGTTCGCGTCGCCGCCGAGATAGTCGTTTGCAAAGTAATGATGCCGAACATGGATGATGTCTTTGTAAAAGACAGTCGTTTCCGTGCCGTCTGCGAATTCCATGACGACGCCAAGTTGCCCGGCCGCGTCTTCGACGAACGTCACCCGGTCAGGGATGACCGGCCACAGCGCGACAAGCTCGCCGCGTTCGCCCCATACAGGGACGACGAAGGCGTTATACTTGACAAGATACGCCCATGCGATCCGTTCGAGCATATCCGCTGTCGTCATGATGCCGTTCGGATTGTTCAGCACCGATTGCAGGCGACCGGCGACCGGCGTCACATCATGCCCGATCCGCTTGACGTGCATCGGAGACAGCTTCTTTACCTCCTGCACGATGCAGAAACAAGCCTGCTGCACGACGTCGCTCGCGTAAATGTTTTCGCCAAAGGACGAAAAAACAGGAATGCGCCCGTTGAGCATTTGCGCGTATTTGTACCGCTTTCGATGCAATACCGGTTGCAGGAAGTCAAACAGCCCCATGATTTCACCCCAGTTTGTTAAATAGTGTTGTTCGGTATCGTCTGAACACCTCATAGAGGATAATCAGCGTCACAGCGCCGTCAATACGGCGTTGCATTTGATTGTTGATCTTGACGGCCATAACATTTCCGAGGCTGTCAATTTCCATTGATGCATTACCATAACACCAACGGTCGACCGGATTTTCGTTGTAGTTAATGAGTTGGTCTTTGAAGTCGGCTTCCGCGAGCTTCATCGCGTTTGACAAAGTCAACTTGTTCTGATAGACCATTTCGCATTCGAAGCCGTAGAAATCCATTTTTTGCAGGAAGTCCCGCGCGAAGCGCTGATCGTATCCGCACTTTATCAGGCGGATTCCGTACTTCGAATACAGTTCATAGAACCAATCTGCGACGCGCGACAGGTCGTTTTCGTTGCCGTCGCAGATAGTCAACAGGCCAGCCCGCGCCCATTCCGCGTATTTCGCGCCATACGCGGCGTCGTCGCTCTTTTCGAGTTTGCTTTCCGGGATGAAGTAATGCGTCAAAACGTACTTAGTTTTGTCGCCTGCCCGCATTAGCAACACTTTTGCACATGTAAGGTCGGTCGTTTCCGCAAGGTCGACCGCGCCCAGCGCGAAAGAGTTCCGGAAGTCCTCGACGTCGAACGTCGCCGGATAGACGAAGTCCTCTTCCATCAGCCATTGTTGCGAATTGCTGACCTTGATGTTGAAGTCCTTCGCCAGTACGAACATTCTGTCCGCTTTCGAACGGCGCGCCTTGTCGATCTGCTCGCGGAGATAGTCCCACTTCTTGACGATTCCAAGCGTCGGATTTGACTTTTGCCAAGTGCTTTCGTCCTGCCATACCTCCGCTTCGCTGTCTTGCGTATAGAGCCAAGGAAGGACGCGTTCCGCCGCGAGGCCGGTTTCTTCGCCGGACAGGATCGCCCGACAGAACGCGAGTTCTTCGTCGAGGAATCCGTCGTTGACGAAACCTTCGGTCGTAATGATGATAAATTTCGGGTTATCCTTGAGGCTTTGAGACTGCTCGACGCTCTTCGCGATGACGTTGTCCTTCATTTCGTGAGCTTCGTCGACGATCGCGAAGTCGATGTTCCGACCTTCCTTGTTCCGCGTCCGGTCGGACAGTTTAAAAATCTTGCTGTTCGTGATGTTGCAACGAATGAAGCGTTGATTTCTCCACGTGTCCGCGCTTGTCGGATCAATAAGCAGGCGCATCGTATCAATAGCGTCGTAGATGATCGACGCCTGATTGTCGTCGTTGCTGCTGCAAACGATATCCGCGCCCATTGCGCCGCATATCGCTTCCGTGAGTGCAAGCGCGCTGCACGTTTCCGACTTCGTGTTCTTACGGGCGATCAGAAGGACAATCCGTTTGAACCGATCATATCCCGAATCGGCCATCTTGAAGGAATACACGACTTCGATAAACGCCTTTTGCCACAACATAAGCGTCATAGGCTTCCCGTAAAAAGGCGATTTCGTAAGTTTGATGCATCCTTGCATGAAGTCCATTCGTTCCCATGCGTCGCGCGGATCGTAGAAGTATCGCGGATTGTCAAGATCAGCAATCAGCCGGTCGAGTTCTGTTATAAGCTCTTGCCCGGCGACGATCTCGCCGCGCCTGATCGCCTCGCGATATTGAACAAGGTACAAATCAGCCCGATTCATACTGTTTGTTCCTCTCGTCGAGCCATTGCCGCAACGGACTGACTTCTTCCGGCGCGTTTTTCTGCAAAACGGAGATCGCCAGCTTGACACAGTTCGCGTGTTGCTGAATGAATTCTTTCAACAGCTTAGAAGCGGGCGTCGCTTTCTGCTGTTGCGGGTCGGCCGGATTGACGCGAATCATGGGCAGACGGCGCAGTTCTTTCATTTGCGATTCAAGAAAAGTTATGTTTTCGATAACTTCGCCGATCAACAGCCGCGCGCCGTCGTCGATTCCGTCGAACGCGTCCGACAGTTCCGCCGATCGCGTGATTTCTTCGCCGTTTTCGCTCATCTTCCGCACCTCCCCGCTTTTTGACCGGATTTTCGGACTTTTGGAAAAATCTCGATTTTCGCCGCGCTGCGGGAATTGGGATCGCTCCTTTGCAGTCCCCCCTTGCCAGTCCCCAAAGGGGACGGGGGAGGGATCAACCGCCGCCCGTGATGCCGTATTTCTGCAAGATCGCCGCGCAAGTCTTGTTTTTCAACAGGTTCTTGACTTGGCCGGGCGGAAGTGCTTCGAGAAGTGTCAACAGGTCGTCGGCCTTCTCGCGCTCTTCCGCTCTTGCTTTGTTAAAGGCAATGACGCGCGCCCTCGTCGCCGGTCTCATTCAGTCACCCCCGACAAGATCAGGTCGAAGGCTTCTTCGAGTTCCGTCAGGCGTTCGCCCTGTGTCCGGGATTCCGGAACAGGCAACGGATTGTAGACAAGTTTCCCGTCAACGATCTGCCAGTCGTGCATTTCGTCAGGCGAAAAGCCGTCAGGCGGGACGATATAAACCATGTTCGGCGCGACCTCTTCGGCCGAACAAATCATGATCTTACCGTCGGCGTTATGCTCGAAATACATTGTCCACACCTCCCGTTATACGCGCTTGATGCCGTAGATTTCGCCGATAGAGACGGACGCCGGATTCGATACGGAAACGTTCCCGTCCGCCGTGATAACGACGCGGATAATCTGATCGACCGTTTTCGTAAGCGCGCCTTTTGTACCGATCAATGAAACATAGTCGATACGCAAACCGCCGCTAATATCGCTGATAGACGAAAGGCAGATTTCGCGCGCATTGTCGCCGCCTTGCAATGCAGCCTGTGCAATGCCGACATAGGCCAAACGCCCGACAAAGCCGACGTAGTCTTCCGGATCGCTCCTGAATGTGATCGTCGCGCCTTGCGCATATGTAGCCGTGCCGAACAATACAGTCTGTTGCAACGTGCTTTGTCCGGTCGGGATTGCGCCGACTTCCGTCGCCGTGTGCGTATGGTCTGCCGCTGCCGCGCCGATCTCCGTCGCCGTGTGCGTATGGCCTGCCGCCGCTGCGCCGACGTCCGCGGCCGTGTGCGTATGGCCTGCCGCCGCTGCGCCGATCTCCGCGAC